TACCGCTATTCAGAATAGCTTACCTCGAAGAAGAGATAGAGGGAAGACTGGGTAGTTCTTATGTCATACATGAGAATCTAGGACTCCAGTTTGAAAAAGGGTTTGATGCGCGCCTTGGCATGCTTCTCTTTCTATGGGCTTCGTTAAAATACGAAGAACATAAAGAGAAATCCAATGAGAGCCTTCTTAAGGCTAAACTTCTTATCATTGGAGAGCCAGGATGTAAAATCCGCCCGCTTACATCAGGAGAAACGTGGGCATACCTGTATATGATACCGGCAATGCACATGCTGAAAGAGGCTATTGAATGCCTCCCGGGGGCCAAAGTTGGTCTTACGGAGCATGATAATCTATGGAGGTTCGGAACCTCCTATAGTAACCACTTCTCCGAACGAAATGACGAGAAAATTCCCGAATACATTTCGAGTTCAGACTTGAGCTCGGCGACTGATAATTTCAATCATGAGCTATCGAGGAATATTCTTAAAGGGCTTGTGGCTGGACAGAGACCAAATAGGGGCTTAGGTACATACCTAAACCAAGCTATCGACCTCTGCCTATCTCCTAGGAAGGTGTACTACACCAGCACCAACAGAAAACTCCGTAAGTTACGGAAGATCGAAGGTGTGAACCTAGAAGATAAGACCACAATTTCATTCACCACAAAATGCGGTGCCATGATGGGTGATCCTATCACCAAGGTACTTCTTACCGCGGCGTCAATGACGTCGTGGTACTGTACCCAGGCCGGATTTAGAAACCTCCAGGAGGTTAATTTCGGCGCATACATGAGATCGCAATATATTTACAAGAAGAAAACTCCCGCGTCAGCGTTTGCATGTGCAGGCGATGACCATACGGCAGTAGGTACGTTGAGAGACACATTGTCTCCACCGAACTTTCTTCAGTCAATGAATCTAGAGATCTCCTGGGATAAGTACGCTATTTCAAAGAAATACGTAACTTACTGCCAGGCTTATGGATTTGCACCTCGATATCGAAGGTCGATTCATATCGACACGATAAAGGTCCGGTTACTCAATGAGTTCCGGAAACAAGGAGGATTCAGCTCTTTTGAAGAGCCAGATCCACTTGTCGGTAATCTAAAGATCTAGAAAGAATGATTAGACATGCGGACAAATCAGATTCAGAATATACTGAATTCCTGAAAGGGGTAATTCCCCTCGCATTGAAAT